GAGCGACGACGGCGTCGAGAAGTAGGTCAGGCGCCAGTGCTTGTGCATGGCCATGCCGCTGGCCACTTTCCTGAATTCCTGGAACTTCGGGATCCAGAAATACTCGTCCATGTACAGGTTGCCGTGATAGCTCTGCGCCGTGCGCACATTGGTGCCGAGGAAGTACAGCACGGCGCCGTTCGGCAGCACGATCGGATCGCCTTGCAGGTCGACGTCGATGACGTCGCGGACAAACTGCTTGATGTAGCCCTTGAAGACGTGGGCCTGCGCCTTCGAGGCCGACAGGAAGATCTGGTTGCGGCCCGTCTCCAGCGCATCCACCAGGCCCTCGCGGGCGAAATACCAGGTCGCGCCGATCTGGCGGCTCTTGAGCAGGTTGCGGATCCGCTCCACCAGGCCCGCCCGGTACCAGTGCTTCTGGTAGGGGAAGAGGTCCTCGAGGAAGGCCTCCACCAGCTTTGCCTGTTGCTCCTCGCTAATGGCGTTGCGCGCGGGCGGCTTCTTCGTGCCCTTGTTGCGGTTCGCCACCTTCGGATTCAGGTCCGCCTCGTTGCCGCCGGCGGAAAACTTGCGCACGCGCGCCAGGCGCTCGATCTGCCGGCCGAGGAGGTCGATCTCCTTGTAGTCCCTGCCCTCCTTCGGTTCCTTGAGCACCAGCTGGATCAGGCGCGCCTCGATGGAGGCCTCGACGCGATCGACGGGCGCCGTGTCGTCCCACTTGTCACGCCGCTTCCACGAGTGCAGAGTGGCGGCCTTCACGCTCAGCTCTTCGCTGATTCGCGCGATGCGCCACCCTTGCCAGTAGAGGTTTCTGGCGCGCCGGCGCGGGTCCATGTCCACGTGCATATCCATGCGCCGAGGCTAACCGCCACGCCGGGCGCGCCAAGCTGGCCCACGTTGTATCCCGTGCGCTGCCAACCGCCGCGCATTGCCTCATCGCGCGCCGCTCCCCGACCATGCGCTTGTCGTTACAGCCCAAACCTGATGAGGGGACACAGCATGGCCAAGAGCAAGTTCTTCCGCGTCTTCACCGAAGGCGACACCACCGACGGTCGCGTCATCCAGCGCAGCTGGATCGAGCAGATCGTCAAGCATTTCAACCCGGCCAAATTCGGCGCCCGGGTCTGGCTCGAGCACATCCGCGGCATCCTGCCCGACAGCCCCTTCAAGGCCTACGGCGACGTCACCGCCGTCAAGGCCGAGGAAGTCGACATCGACGGCAAGAAAAAGCTGGCGCTCTACGCCCAGATCGACGCCACCGAGGACCTGGTGGCGATGAACAAGAAACGGCAGAAGGTCTACACCTCCGTCGAGATCGATCCGAACTTCGCCAAAAGCGGCGAGGCCTACCTGATCGGCCTGGCCGTCACCGACAGCCCGGCGAGCCTCGGCACCGAGATGCTGGCCTTCGCCGCAAACGCTAAGGTCAATCCGCTGGCCGAGCGCAAGCAGGGGCCGGAAAACCTCTTCACCGCCGCGCAGGAAGTGGCGCTCGAGTTCGAGGATGAGACGCCTGCTCCGCAGGCCGGCGAATCCCTCTTCACCCGCGTGATGGATCTGCTGAAGGGCAAGTTGAAAGACGACGCCGGCCGCTTCGCCGACATCGGCCAGGCCGTGGAAGCCGTGGCCGACTCCCAGCGCGGGCTGCTCGGCCAGTTCGCCGCGCTGCAGGCCGCCCTCAAGGACGCCACCGACAAGCTCGCCGCGCTCACCGCCGCGGCGGAGGCCGACCGCAAGGCCTTCGCCGACTTCAAGGCCGCCATGGACAAGGCGCCTGCAGGCGACAAGCGCCCGCCGGCCGCCGGCGGCAACGGCGCCAAGGTGACGGACTGCTGAGCCGCCGCACGCCGACGAGACCGACGAACCCCTGAAGAAACCACGGAGAAACGAACATGCGCAACGAAACCCGCATCGCCTACAACGCCTACCTGGCCCAGCTCGCGAAGCTCAACGGCGTCCCCTCGGCCGCCGAGAAATTCACGATCGACCCCAGCATCCAGCAGACGCTGGAGAGCAAGATCCAGGAGTCCAGCGACTTCCTGCAGCGGATCAACATCGTCGGCGTGCCCGAACAGTCCGGCGAGAAGCTCGGCCTGGGCGTGAGCGGCCCCATCGCCGGCACCACCGACACCGCGGCGCAGGATCGCGCAACGTCCGACCTGTCCGCGATGGACGCCAACGGCTACGTCTGCACCCAGACCAACTTCGACAGCCACATCGGCTACGCGAAGCTCGACCTGTGGGCCAAGTTCCCCGACTTCCAGACGCGCCTGCGCGACTCCATCCTGCGCCGCCAGGCCCTCGACCGCATCATGATCGGCTTCAACGGCACCAGCCGCGCCGCCACCTCCAACAAGGTCGCCAACCCCCTGCTCCAGGACGTGAACAAGGGCTGGCTGCAGAAATACCGCGACAACGCCGCGGCGCGCGTCATGAACCAGGGCGCCAACGCCGGCGCCGTGCGCGTGGGCGATGCCGCCGGCCGCGACTACTACAACCTCGACGCCCTGGTGTTCGACGCGGTGAACAACCTCATCGAACCCTGGTACCGCGAGGACACCGAGCTGGTGGTGATCCTTGGCCGCGACCTGCTGGCGGACAAATACTTCCCGCTCATCAACGCCGCCAACCCGCCCACCGAGAAGCTCGCCGCCGACCTCATCGTCAGCCAGAAGCGCGTCGGCGGCCTGCAGGCCATGCGCGCGCCGTTCGTCCCGGCCGGCACGCTGGCGATCACCCGCCTGGACAACCTGTCGATTTACTGGCAGGAAGGCGCGCGCCGCCGCACCGTGGTGGACAACGCCAAGCGCGACCGCATCGAGAACTACGAGTCCTCGAACGAAGCCTACGTCATCGAAGACTACGGCTGCGGCGGCGTGGTCGAAAACATCGTCTTCGCGTGGGCGTGATGAGCAGCCCGGCCCGCCGCCACTTCCAGCGCGTCTGCGCCGAGCAGCGCCAGGCCGCGCAGGCGCCCGCCGCCCGCGCCGAAGCCACCGCCTACGAGCTGATGCTCCTCAAGCTGGCCGAGGACAAGCGCCGCCTGCACGATGTGCAGTCGATCGAGCGGCGCGCCGAGATCAAGCGCGAGCTGCTGCCCGAGTACGCGCCCTGGGTGCAGGGCGCGCTCGAGGGCGCCCACGGCGTCCAGGACGACGTGCTCATGACCGTCATGGTCTGGAGCGTCGACGTGGGCGATCTGCAGCAGGCCCTGAAGATCGGCGCCTACGCCCTGGCGCACGGTCTGGCGATGCCGGACCAGTACAAGCGCAGCACCGCCTGCCTGATCGCCGAGGAGTTCGCCGACTACGCCCTGCGCCTGAAGGACGGCATCGACGCCGCCACCACGGACGCGCTCGAGGAGGCTGCCGCCATCACGGAAGGGCAGGACATGCCCGACGAGGTGCGCGCCAAGCTGCACAAGGCCATCGGCCTCGGCATCGACAAGTGCGGCGACAAGGCCGCGGCGGTCGAGCACCTCAAGCGCGCCCTGGCCCTGCACGACAAGGCTGGCGTCAAAAAGGACATCGAGCGCATCGAGCGCGAGATCAAGAACTCGGCCGATTCCAAGACTGGAAAAGGCTGACACCGGGCGGACCCCGCACGGGGCGGCTCGGTGGCGCACCGGTTCTCTCCTTTCCGGTGCCGCCACCGACCACCGCCCGACTGAACGCAGAGGACCATGAGCTTCGTCGTCACCTCACCCGCCACGCCGGCCGAAGAGCCGCCCATCAACCCGGGCCCCTTCTGGCCGGAGGTTGATCCGGCCGCGATCCGCCTGGCCCAGCGCATCGACGGCACCGTCACCGCCGAGCGCCTGAACGCCGAGCTGATCGAAGCCATCGCCGCGGTGAACGGCGAGCTCGCCGCCTGGCGCGAGACGCAGCAGGCCGCCGGCCACGCCACCCTCGCCGAGATTCCTGCGGCGGAGATCAACGACACGTCGATCAACGTGCACCGCTACCTGCGCGCCGTCGGCTGCCTGGCCAAGGCCGGCCTGACCGAGCGCCACCCCGACTTCGATGCCACCGGCAAGGGCGAGCGCAAGGCCGACGCCCTGGAAGGC